CAGCAGAATTACAAAAATTGATAAAGAAAAATGGAAAAGACATACCTAGGTAATCCTAATCTAAAGGCAGCAAATCAAAGAGTTCGATTTACTAAAAAGCAAGTAGAAGAATTTTTAAGATGTCAAGATAACCCTATCTACTTTATAGAAAACTATTTACAGATAGTCACACTTGATCATGGTCTACAACCATTCAAGATGTTTAATTTTCAAAAAGAAATGGTAGATACATTTCATAATAATCGTTTTAGTATTTGCAAACTTCCTAGACAATCTGGTAAATCAACAACGATTATTGCATACTTATTACACTATGCGATATTTAATGCAAATGTTAATATCGCAATACTTGCCAACAAGGCAGCGATTGCAAGGGACTTATTAGGTCGCTTACAACTTGCATATGAAAATTTACCTAAATGGTTACAACAAGGTGTTATTAACTGGAACAAAGGTAGTTTAGAATTAGAGAACGGTAGTAGAATACTTGCAGCCGCAACATCATCAAGTGCTGTTCGTGGTGGTTCATATAATATAATATTTCTTGATGAGTTTGCATACGTACCTAATAATATCGCTGAACAATTTTTTAGTTCAGTTTATCCTACAATATCTTCTGGTAAGTCTTCTAAAGTAATGATAGTTTCTACACCACATGGTATGAATATGTTTTATAAAATGTGGAATGATTCCATACATGAACGTAATAGTTACAAGCCTATCGAGGTTCATTGGTCAGAGGTACCTGGTCGTGACGAAAAATGGAAAGAAGAAACAATAAAGAATACAAGTGAACAACAATTTAGAACAGAATTTGAATGTGAGTTTTTAGGTAGTGTTGATACACTTATTAATAGCACAAAGTTAAGATCAATGTCTCACATAGTGCCAGAACAATCTAACGCAGGTTTAGATGTTTATGAAATGCCAAAAAAGGGTCATAGGTATGTAATTACGGTTGATGTTGCAAGAGGCACAATAAATGATTATTCTGCTTTTATTGTTACAGACGCAACGAGTATACCATATAAGATTGTTGCCAAATATCGAAACAATGAAATTAAACCTTTGGTGTTTCCACAAATCATTCATAAGATTGCAACAAGTTATAATCAAGCAGAGGTATTGATTGAAGTAAATGATATTGGTGGTCAGGTCGCTGATACAATGCAATATGATTTAGAATATGATAATTTAATTATGGTCAATCAAAGAGGTCGATCAGGTCAGATTGCAGGTACAGGTTTTAGTGGCAAACAGTCTCAACTTGGTTTAAGAACAACAAAAGCAACAAAGAAAATTGGTTGTTCTAATTTAAAAGCATTGATAGAACATGATAAATTAATCATACAAGACTTTGATATCATTGCAGAATTATCGACTTATATTTTAAAAGGTAAAGAAAAGTATGAGGCCGAAGAGGGTTCTAGTGACGATTTAGTTACATGTTTAGTTATGTTTGCATGGTTGTCTAATCAGACATATTTTAAAGAACTAACAGATCAAGATATACGAGCAAGACTTGTAGATGAACAACAAAATATGTTAGAACAAGATATGGCACCTTTTGGATTTATTGATGATGGTTTAAATGAGGCAGAAAGTTTTAAAGACCCTTATGGAACTACATGGTCACCTGTAAAAGTCAAAAGAGGGTGGTAAATCTTGCATTTTATAAATAGTTTAGAGTTTAAATTTAAACACAACTTAAGGAGAATAAGATGGCTTTTTTAGTATCACCGGGCGTTAACGTTACGGAAAAGGATCTAACTAATGTCATTCCTGCTGTATCTACATCAATTGGTGCAATAGGAATAGTTAGTGAGAAAGGGCCGATGGACGAGGTTACTTTAATCTCTAGTGAAGACGAATTTGTTGAAGTATTTGGTAAACCAACTGCTAAAACTTTCGAATACTTTTTTAGTGCAACCAACTTTTTACAGTACGGAAATTCCCTTAAAGTAGTAAGAGCTGTGACAGGAAACTCGAATGCTAACTCCTCAGGAGGCAGTATTCAAATTAAAAACACAACTCACTACCTAGACAACTATTCTGACGGTTCTGCTTCAGTAGGCTCTTTTGCAGCAAGAGAAGCCGGCACCGAAGGAAACAACTTAAAAGTATCTATGTGTACCAACTCATCTGCTTATTCAAGTGCAGGTGGAGGTTCAAACCTTGTTAATGACACAGACGCAGCTATTGGCGATACATCAATTACGATTGATGACGCTGGTGGAGATAAAATACAAGTAGGTGACATTATAGAATTTGGAGATATAAGTGGTAACTTTACCGCTGCACCTTCAGGTCACTATTACAAGGTAACAGCATTACCAGGAAGCAATGTATTAACAATTGCTAGGTTTAACCAGTCAACTGGTGCAACTGAAACTGGTGGTTTGAGACATGCAGTAGCAAACAATGCTTACTTTAGAAGATTTTGGGAATACCATTTCAACTTTAGTGCAGCACCAACAACTACTGATGATGTATCAAACGCAGGCGGAAGTAATGATGAATTACATATCGCTGTTGTTGATGAAGACGGTGGTATCACAGGTACTGCTGGTACAATTTTAGAAACACACGAAGGATTATCTCAAGCTTCTGACGCAAAGTCAGCAGAAGGTAATTCATTATATTACGTTGATTATCTATATGCAAACAGTAAATATATTTACTGGATGGATCACGAAACTACACTAGCAAATGCTGGTTCAAGTAAAGTAGGTCAAACATTTGATAACACTGGTACTCAAGGCATAACTGTCTTTAGTGGTAGTCTATCAGGTGGAACAACAGATAATGAACCAACTCTAGGCGAAATGGCATTAGCATATGATAAGTTTGCTGATGCAGAAACAGAGGAAATAAACTTACTTATAGGCGGACCATCTCAAGGTGGTGGTGCAACTGCAGCTGATGCTACAGGTGACACTCACGCAACTAAAGTGATTGATATTGCAGAAGCAAGAAAAGATTGTGTGGCATTTATATCGCCTGCAAGAGCTGATGTAGTAAACGTAAGTGACCCAATCGCTGCAACTGAAAACGTTAAGAGCTTTGCTGATGGTTTATCATCAAGTTCTTATGCAGTAATTGATAGTGGTTACAAATATATGTACGACAAATACAATGACGTATTCAGATTTGTACCATTAAACGGTGACATTGCGGGATTGTGTGCAAGAACAGATAACGTAGCTGATCCTTTCTTCTCACCTGCTGGATTTAACAGAGGTCAGATTAGAGGTGCAGTAAAACTAGCATTCGATCCAAATCAAGCACAAAGAGATGTACTCTATAAAGCAAGAGTAAATCCTGTTGTTACTTTCCCTGGACAAGGTACAGTATTGTTCGGAGATAAAACAGCACAATCAAAACCTAGTGCCTTTGATAGAATAAATGTAAGACGTTTATTCCTAGTCATGGAAAAAGCAATTTCTACGGCTGCTAAATTTCAACTTTTTGAGTTCAATGATGAGTTCACAAGAGCACAATTTAGAAACCTAGTAGAACCTTTCCTTAGAGATATCCAAGGTAGACGAGGGCTCACAGATTTTTCAGTAGTCTGTGATGAAACAAATAACACAGCGGAAGTAATTGATAGAAACGAATTTATCGCTGATATATTCGTTAAACCAAATCGTTCAATTAACTTCATCAAACTAAACTTTGTGGCAACCAGAAGTGGTGTGGCATTTAGTGAAGTGGCTGGGGCATAGGAGGTAGAACATGGCAAACGTATCAGATTTTATCTCTAAACTTAAAGGCGGAGGTGCTAGAAACAATCAGTTTAAAGTCACTATGCCTTTCCCTGGTTATGCAGCTGTTGGTGGTGAAACAGAAAGCATGGCATTTTTATGTACTGCAACTAACTTACCCCAAAGTGAAATTGGTGAATTAACTGTAAACTTTCGAGGTAGACCAATCTACATGGCAGGTGATAGAACATTCCAAACTTGGACTACTACTATCATTAACGATACTGATTTCTTAATCAGAAATGCTATTGAAAGATGGTCAAATGGTATAAACAACCATTCAGATAACGAAGGACTTGTAAATCCTGTTGACTATCAAGTGGACGCATTTGTCGATCATTTAGATAGAAACGGTAATACAATTAAGTCTTATACTTTCAGAGGTATGTTTCCAACTATAATAGGTCAGGTTGATCTATCATATGAACAGGCAACTACTTTAGAAACATTTGAATGTACTTGGAGATACCAATACTG